ACTACGAGCCCACGTGGACCACGCTGCTTTGGTTACACAACTGGATCAGCCCGGGCGGAATCATTCTTTGCGACGACTACTTCGAGGGCGATGAGGGAGCATCGCTCGCGATCGATAAGTACACCCTCATGCAAGGCCACGGGTTGCAGTTTCAAATACTCGACAACAACCAGTGCGTGATCACGCGATGACGAGGGGGCGCCGTGAACTGGTGGATACGCGTGATACCGATCATCCTTGGGCTGGGTCTTTTTCCGTCGACTCGCGGCGATTGGGGTCCGACACATGACCTACCGCTGGTCCGTCGTCTACCACTTCAACCAGGGGGAGAAGCGAACCGAGCCATGATCCTGATACCTGTCCTTGCGGGCTTGTTCCTTCTTGCGGTCCGCATATTGTTGGTCTCACTCGTCCGCGCTGAGATGCGTCATGCCCGCGCCTTTCGAGAAGAAACGGCGCGCATGGTGAAAGAGATTGAGAACGGGACATGGAATGGAGACTGGAAAGGCGATCTGTGGTAACAATAGGCTTAAGCGTGGCAACCGGAGAATTGACCATGCGTGAACCCCTACACGGCAGACAAGATCTTGTGGCATCCCGACCGGCTCGCAGCCATGCGCGCGGGGAAGCGCCCCGTGCCCGTGAACCTGCAACTAATCATCAGCGATTATTGCAACCAGGATTGCCACTGGTGCGCGTACCGCGCGTCGAATGGCTTCTCGGTCGAGCAGTTCGGCGGGCCGGACAAAACGGGCGCCATGAGCCGTAACCCGCTCCGCATGATCCCCGCGGCCAAGGTCAAGGAGATTGTGAACGACGCAGCCGAGATTGGTGTTAAGTCGATCACGTGGACCGGCGGCGGAGAGCCGACGGCACATCCCTACCACCTCGAACTATTCGCGCACGCGCTGAACCTTGGGCTCGAGTGCTCGATCAACACGAACGGCGTGATCTTCCGCAAGGGATGGGAGAGCGTGCTACCGCACTTCGCCTATGCGCGCTTCTCGATCGACGCTGGCACTCCGGAGGAGTACGCGCGGATTCGCCGCGTGCCCGCCTCGATGTACCAGACCGCACTCGAACACATGGCAGCCTTGGCGTGCGAGATCGCAGACCAGGAGACGGGATGCGTCGTGGGTGCGGGCTACGTGGTCGAGCCGACGAATATCGAGAACGTGCTTCAAGGCGTTGCGCGCATCCGGGACACGGGCGCCTCGTACGTGCGCCTCGCCTCAATGCAATCGACCGAAGGCGAGAAGGCGTACGGCGATCGACTCGCGGCAGCAATCGAGATGTGCCGGATAGCGACCGCCGAGCTCTCGACGCCGAGCTTCAAGGTCGTGAACCTATTCGAGGGCTCGCTTGGGCGCAGGATGGAGGACCCCTACTGCGGCTTCCAAGAGATCGTGGTCTACATCGGCGGGAACCAGAAAGTGTACCGCTGCTGCTACACCGCGTTCACGGCGATGGGCGAGGTTGGCGACTTGACGCAACGTCGGTTCTTGGACTGGTGGGCGAGCGAGGACGCGGCACGGTTGTATCGCGACTTCGATGCGCGCACGTGCCTCACGTGCCCGATGGTGGAGAAGAACGCGATCATCACCTCTTTCGTGCGGGAGAATCCAATGCACGTCAACTTCCCATGATCTCTGTCGTACTCGTAAGCTACGACCGCCGGACGCTGGCGGAGAAGACGCTCCTGGTTCTCGCGGTCCAGGAGAACGCGCCCGAGTTCGAGGTGATTCTCGTAGACGATGGGAGCCAGGACACTACGCGCGATCTCCGCGGGCACTTCCCGGACATGCGCTACTTCTACTTGCAGCGCCCCGGGTGGTCGAATCCATCGCGCGCGTTGAACGTCGGGCTACGGCAGGCGCGCGGGGAGTACGTGCTGATCGGGAACGCCGAGTGCGTATTCGCGGACAACGCGGGCCTACGTCGGATGTGGCGTGCACACCAAGAGGCAGGCGAGGACGCGTGGGTCTTTCCGCAGGTCTGGAACTCCATGGAAGTCAAGGGAATGACTAAGAACGAGGAGTATGTCCATCAGCAGCTCAAGGTTTATAACGGGCCGGGGCGGCACCATCCCTATTCGTGGCTCTCGCTGGTGAAGCGGGAGCGCCTCATGGCAATCAACGGCTGGGATGAGGACTTTGAGGGGCCGTGCTACGACGACAACGATCTCGCAGACCGCATGCTCGCAACCGGGGCGCGCCCTGTGTACCGCGACGAGATCATCGTCTACCACCAGATGCACTCGACGGCGCGCCCTGGGGCAACGCATCAAGATACGGAGCGGCTCTACCGGCAGAAGATCGGGACCGATCCGGCCAGGAACCAAGGGCGCGAATGGGGGAAGCTCGACTTCCCGGAGGGGAGGCACCCGGCCGATGGATAAGCTCACGGTCGCGTGCGTGCGCGTCGGGGATAAGTATGGCGACGACTACACTACCAACTTGCGCGCGATGGTCGAGCGGCACCTACAACGGCCGGCAGTGTTCAAGTGCATCACCGATCAGTGGGTCGTGCCGGGGTGGGAGTGTCTCCACGCCGATCCCGCCTTCCCTGGCTGGTGGCAAAAAGTTTCGCTCTGGCGGCCAGCGTTTTTTTCGGGCCGCGTGCTCTATCTCGACCTCGATGTCGTGATCGTCGGCTCGCTCGACGAGATCGCGGAGCACAAGGGGATCTTCTGGGACTGGCACCAGACGCACTCTTACGGCTCGGCCGTCATGTGCTGGGATGCTGGCGAGCATTCGGAGGTCTGGCGCTGGGCGCACGAATTGGAGATGAACTCGGACGGCATCACGGCGCGATGGCGTAACGAGAACTACTACGGCGATCAGGACTACATCACGGCGACGGCGAAGATGGCGGATAGCCTTTGGCCGATCTTCCCGCCCGAGTGGTGTGTGTCGTACCGCACGCATTGCGGGTACGGATCGGAGACGGGCCCACCGCCGGGGGCAAAGGTGGTGTGCTGCCACGGCACTCCGAAGCCGGCGGAGATTGTGCTCAACAGCCCGCATGGGTGGGTTGCGAAGATGTGGCGCTAACCAAGGAGACGAAATGACTATCTCGAAAGCTCCGATTCTCGCATCGGTGATCTGTTTCGCGGTGGCGGCGTTCGGCGTGACTTCGGTCCCGCTCGTGGCGATCGGGCTCGCGCTCTTCGCTTCGGGGCATCTGGTATAGCCATGAAGGAATTTCACGCACTGACCGCGAAGGCAATGGCATGCCCGAAGTGTGGTGGCGAGGGGACTCCTTGGGATACGGCGCGATGGGCGCTACGAGCTCGAGCGCACGGTCTAGCATGACCGTCCCGAAGTGGGCGACGACGTGGGCGGACCAGCACTGGAAGCTCGAGCCCGCCTCGCTCGCGCACCACCTCACCCGCGGGCGCTTCCACCGCGTGCCGCACATCGACTTGATCTCCGCCGAGCTCGCGCGCGCGGCCGCCGAGCCCATCCGGCTCATCGTCGAGGTACCCGTCCGGCACGGCAAGTCGACGCTGATCTCCCACTGGTTCCCCGTCTGGTACCTATCCCTATTCCCCGACCGGCGCGTGCTCTTCGGATCCTACGAGGGCGAGTTCGCTGCCGGCTGGGGGCGCCGGGTCAGGAACACGATCGAGGAGTTTTCGGCCCAGCTCGGGATTCAGCTCTCCGGGGACTCGACCGCGGCGGACCGGTGGGATCTTGTGACCGGAGGCGGGATGAATACGGCCGGTGTCGGCGGCGCCTTCACTGGCCGCGGCGGGAATCTCCTCATCGGCGATGACCTGATCAAGAACCAGGAGGAGGCGGACTCTCGGGTGATCCAGGAGCGCAATTGGGAGTGGTTCGACTCCACGTTCATGACCCGGCTCGAGCCGATGGCGTCGGTCGTGCTCGTCATGTCGAGGTGGACCTTGGACGACCTATCGGGGCGTCTCCAGCGCGAGCAGGGGCGCGTCTGGAAGGTGATTCGGCTCCCGGCCATAGCAGAAGAAGGGGACCCGCTCGGAAGGGCTCCTGGGGCTGCGCTGTGGCCTGAGCGCTATCCCGTCGAGGAGCTGCTCAAGGTCAAGGCCACCGCCCGGACGCGTACCTGGGCGGCGCTCTACCAGCAGCGCCCGCTGCCCGAGGAGGGGCAGCTATTCCGCCGCTCGATGTTCCGGTACTACCGGGATGCCGGCGACCACTTCATCGCCAAGACCTCCGCCGGCGAGCGCCTGATCCCGAAGGACCAGGGATACACGTTCACCACCGCCGATCTTGCGATCTCCGAGAAGGAAACGGCCGACTACTGCGCCTTTGGGGCTTACTTTGTGTCGGCCCGGAACGAGCTCCTCAAGCTCGACCTGATCCGGGACCGAATCCCGGGGCCGGACCAGGAGCGGGTGATTCAGGACTTGCTCGAGCGCTGGCGTGGCGCCCGGGGCTGGGTCGAGAACACGCAGTATCAGGCGAGCCTCGTGCAGCGGCTCGTACGCATGGGGCTGCCGATCGTCGGGTTCAAGGCCGACCGGGACAAGACGTCGCGGGCGCAGACTCTCGCCTCCCGGATGGAGGCGGAAGCGTTCTTCCTCCCGGAGTCGGCGCCGTGGCTCGGGGTAGCGGAGGCGGAGCTGCTCGAGTTCGGGCCGGGGTGCCCGCATGACGACATCGTCGACGAGATGTCCCAGGCGGCGATCGTGATCAACGAATCCCCCGGCGCCCCGCGGGTCCGGCGGGCCACGATCCCGCTCCCGCAGCCTAGAATCCGTGGGCTTTCCTTTGCCTCCGGACCCCGCCGCCGGCCGCTCTTCTCCGCCCCGAAATAGGTAGGCAAATGCCTACTATTGACAAGCTTGCCGCCTTCTTGAGATGGGTCATCTGAGGCCAGTGGCAACCGGCCGCAGGGGAGAGTGGCAGGCCAAGAACTACAGCTTCCGCTAGCAGTCGAAACCCGCGAAGTCGCGCGCATCGCGTCGACCCCGACGCTTATCCGCCGCGCCGCCCGCCTACCTATCGGCCCGTCCTCTCAGGGCTTCCTTTCGTTTTCCAATTTCCAGCCCGTCGAAGAATCGTTCCAGCTCTACGAGCGGCTCGGCTGGATCTACGCCGCCGTGCGCCGGGTGGCGCTCGACATCTCGGGCCTACCCCGGAAGATATTCAGCGGCGAGGGCAAGGACGAGCATCCGATCGAGTCGGGGCCGGCGGTCGAGCTCATGGACACGCCGAACCCGATCATGACCTTCTCGGACATCATCGAGTGCCAGGTGAGCTACCTCGAAACGCTCGGCGCTGCCTACCTGCTCTTTGATTCGCGTATCCCCGCCGTCTGGCCGCTCCGCCCCGACCGTGTCCAACCGATCATCTCCCCAGGCGCCGAGCTTCAGGGCTGGGAGTACCGGACGAACGAGAAGGTGATCGTGCTCCCGCCCGAGTCGGTGATTCCGTCCACGTACCTCAATCTGCGCGAGCCGATCGGCGGCCGGATGTCGCCGCTCCAACCGGTGACGATCCCCGCGCAAGCGATGATCGCATCGATGCTCTGGAACGTGCGGTTCTTCGAGCGCGGGGCTTCACCGTCCGGATTCCTCACGACCGACCAGGCGCTCACCGACCCCGAGTTCGAGCGCGTGATAGCGGACGTCGAGGAGAACTGGCAGGGCTCGCAGAACGCGCACGGTATCCCGATTCTCGACAAGGGCATGAAGTTCGAGCAGCTCGAGGCCAATCACAAAGACTTGGGCTTCGAGGGGCTGCTCCGACTCTCGCGCGAAGAAGTGCTCGGGGCGATGGGCGTACCGCCCGCAATCGTCGGCGACTTCAAGCAGGCGAACTATGCGCAAGTCGAGATGCAGGCCAAGAGCTATTGGCGGCTGAAGGTCATGCCGATCGCGCGGCGCCTCGAAGAGACGTACTCGCGGTTCATGCTCCGGCAGTTCTCGCCCGGCCAGCGCATGCGGTTCGCGTTCGTGTTCTCGGGCGTCGAGGCATTGCAGGAGGACCGGAACGCGAAGGCCGCGCGCGAAGAGATCATGATTCGCACGGGGCTCCGAAACCGCGCCGAGTTGCGCGAAGCGGATGGCCTCAAACCCTACGACGGTGCGGACGAGTTCCTGCTCGCGGCTGCCCTGCAACCTGCGCGGACGAAGGCCGAAATGGATGCTCGCGAGAAAGAGCGGGCGGAGGCTGCGCGGCCCCCCGGCGGTTCTCCGCCCGCTCCGGCCGGGAACAAGTCGGGCGAGGTGATCGAGATACGCGCGAGCGACGAGCGCCGTGCGGCGATTGTGCGCCGATTCGATGCGAAGCTCCGCCGCGCCGAAGTCCGTATGCTCGACTTCTGGAACGATGTGCTGTTGAGGCTCGAGCGGGAGGTTATTAGTCGGGTTCACAAGCGGCCCCCAATTCAAATGAGCCGCTCTGCCGATGAGGAACCACCGCTTGGGCCTATCCCCTTGCCGTTCCCGATCGAGACGTATCTCCCCGAATCCGCCGAGTACATCGCCGCAGTGCAGGCGGGACATGCCGCAATCTTCCGCCGGCTCATTGCCGAGTTCGGCGGAGAAGCGCTCGACGAGATCGGCTCTGAGTTCGCATTCGACGTCGGTACGCCGAGTGTCATCCAGACGATCATTCACGACGAGGAGCAGATCGGGCGCTCGACGGCGCGGTTGCTCGATGACGTGCGCGAGGAGCTTGAGGCGGGACTGAATCAGGGTGAGACGATCGCCGACATGGCAAAGCGCATTCGCCAGGCGGTGGCGGATTCGGCGGAGACCCCCGCGCGCGGTGCCCCCTACGTGCGGTCGGAGCGGATTGCGCGCGCGGAGGCGCACTCGGCGGCCGGCTTCGCGCGGATGGAAGGATACCTACAGACCGGCGTCGAGGAGCACGAGTGGGATGACTCCCACGACGAGTTCGTGCGCGACACCCACAGGGCCATGCGGGGCGAAACGGTGCGTGTCGGCGAGCCATTCTCGAATGGTTGCACGTATTGCGGCGACCCGGCCGGCGGGCCGTCTGAATCCATCGGGTGCCGTTGCCTCACCATCGCGAAGAGCCAGGCGATGCGGGTGGCAGCGTGAGTTTGCTCTCCTCGCCGCCGAAGGCAAACCTCGAAGGATGGTGGAAGCTCGATCAGCCTTCCGGGCAGCCGCGTTACGACTCGGGCATCTATGCCCAGGACCTCAACGAGTCGCCGAATGCCGTAGCACAATCAACGAGCGTCTTTCGCGTGAGCGGTTCATCGGCCGGCCAGTTCTCGACGGACGGTTTGACGCTAGCGGATTCGAGTTTGCACGCGACCTTCCCGGGGAAGAACGGCGGAATCACGACCGCCTTCACTGCCGGTTGTTTCGTGCATCCAGTCGCCGGGTCCGGGTCCGATTACATTATGTGCAAGGACGGGAGCTTTCTCCTGTACTACGCGCACACCGGGACCAAAATCTCGGCGCAGTTCGGCGCCGAAGCCGCGATTGCCGCCGATGCCGTAACGGCAACCGCTAAGTGGTGGTGTGCTGCCGTGCGCTGGGATGGGAGCGAGTTTTCGCTCTGGATTGCTGGTGTCAAGCAGGCCGCTGTTACCGCCGCTGCGACGATGGTGCACAACACGAATCCGTTCATGGTCGGAGCGCAGAATGCATCCGGGACCAACTTCCTCGCCGGCTACGTGAACGACGCCTTCGTGTTCTCGCGCGCGCTCTCGGACTCCGAGATGAAGAAGATCTCGATGGTAGGGGCGACGAGCTTCTTTGGCCCGTCGAATGGGCTCCTCGGTTACTGGCCGATGGATGAAGCGGCGGGATCGACGCGCTACGACTTCAGCCCGGGTATGGCACACCTACTTGAGAGCGGATCGGTGCCTCAGCAGACGGCGCTATTCAAACGCGGTACCGCATCCGCCGGCAAGTTCTCGACGACGCCGAGCGTGCTTAAGTGTCTCGACTCGACCCTGCCGAGCGGATTCCCCTGGAAAAACGGCGCCGCAGCGATTGAGTGGACCATTGGAATGTGGATCTACCAAACCGCTACGGCCAATACGTGCGCTTACAAGAAGGGCGCGGCGATTGAGCTTCAATGGGGATTCCCGGGTGCGAATCTGTACGGGCTGCTGTTCAACAACGCACTGCTGCTCGTGTCGCCGAGCGTCGCGACCGGGGAATGGCGGCAAATCGTTGTGCGCTGGCGTGGTGAAGATGACGATCTTGTCGAGTTCATCGTTGACGGCGCGAAGCAGGGCGGCGGAGGGGCGCAGACGGCAAACGCTGGCAACGCCTCCGATTTTCTCGTTGGTGCGCAGACGACCCTCAACGGTCTTCCAACGAACGGATACATCGACGAGGCGTTCGTTTTCGCGCGTGCGCTTGCGGACCAAGAGATCTTGGAGATCTACAACGATGGCCTGGAGTCGTTCCTCGTGCCGTCGTTCTCCGTTGGCAGTTTCGACGGCGCTCCCGCCAAGGGCCGGAAGATTCCGAAGGCGCGCCCAGGATATCCCGCGCGGGGGCAACGCACTGGCGGCTCGGGCGGCGGCGGGCGCAGAAAGGGATCAGGGGCGATATGGTGAGCATCTTCCGCGACTGGAAGCCCGGTATGCACACGCCGCGCGGGCGCTTGGTCTACATGGGCGAGGACGTGTTTCGCGCGTGCAACTCGGAGATCACCGAGCGCGGCGCCGAGGATGGCGCGCCGGTCGTGTCGGGATACTTCTCAACCGCAGACCCCGACATTGATCAGTTCGTGATCTATCCCAAGGGTTGGGAGGCTGGTCTCGACGTCTACATGAAGCACAATCCGATGTTCCTCTGGATGCACGAACCCATGTTCCCGATCGGTCGTACAACCATGACCGAGATCAAGCGGAAGGGGCTTTTCGGTGCAACCGAGTTCGACATCGGCGATGACCTTGGGGCGAACCTCTACCGAAAGACGAAGGCCAAGTTTCTGGGCACGTACTCCGTCGGCTTCCGCGCGACGAAAGAGCCACGGTTCGAGGAGGACACGATCTTCTTCGACGAGATGCAGCTCATGGAAGTCTCGTTGGTCTCAATCCCGGCGAACATCAACGCGGTGGTTACGGAGCGCTCGGCCGCGGTCGACGAGGAAGCGCTCTGCCAGCGGATGGTAACGCTCGCGGGAGACAAGTGGACGCGCGCGGCCGATGCCGCCCTCGCCGAGGTGATGAAGCGCGCGTCCGTCGAGATTCAGAGCGCCGTCGCGGACATCCGCAAGGGCCTCGTGCTCGACGCTGCGAAGGCGTTCGAAGAGCGGTGCGGAACGGTTGCGAATCTCGTGGACCGAGCCTGCACGAAGCGCGAAGTGGTCCAAGCGCTTGAGTCGTTCAGGGTGCCGGGGAAGTAGATGCGGCAGTTGCTAGCCTCAGACTACGCGCGCGGGATGGAAGCGCTTCGGAATCTCGAGCACGGTGCAGACGCGCTCGTGATCGGGAACTCGCCTTGGCGGAAGCGCTTCCCCGTGGGCGCGTGGTTCGGGCCGACGATTGCCTGCAACGCCTACTACCGGACGGCCGACCGCTTCCCGGCTTACCTCGTGGCCTTTGACGGCAACATGATCTCCGAGTGTGTCGCCGCGCGGACCTACGAATCGACAACGCTAGTTCTCCGCGCGAACGAGTGTCACGCGAAGGTGCTCGATCAAATCCCGGCAGCAGATCACGGCCATTGGTTCTACGTGAACGACGTATTCGACATTAACGGGCTCTGCGGTGCGATGGCGATTGGGCTCGCCGGCTGGCTCGGGTGCGCGTCGGTAACGCTCGTCGGGTTCTCGTTGTCGTACGACAATCTTTTCTCGGGGACGGATAACTATCCGTCCGAAGAGTTTGAGCGCTTGAAGGGAAACGCGGTCGGGGCGCGGACGCAAGACGTCTCGTTACTCGCCCGCTCAATCAGGGAGTTCAACCGTCTGTCGCCGGGCGGCTCGGTCCATTGGGTGACACCCGGGGACTGGATGCTCGCGAAGCTCGACCAAGGAGCGGCGGTCGCTGAGAACGTAAAGAAGTGATCCAAGCAGGCAACCGGAGACAGGCCATGCGTTGGATTCGCCGGACATTAAAGGCTCGCTCGAGAAGATCTCGCGCGATATTAGCGACCACTACGAGTCGCTAAAGAAGGAAATCGGTGCCGACAAGGTCGAGCGCTACACCAAGGCGGAGGTTGACGACCGCCTGAAAGATCTCAAGTCGACCCTCGACGACGACCTGAAGCGGAAGGTCGAGGATCTCATGAAGGCGTCGCAGGAGGACCCGCGTAACCGCGTGGACCTCGTTCCTCGCCGTGAGTTCTCGTTCTACCGCACGCTCGCGCAAACGTCCACGACCCAGGAAGATTCGTGGGCGCTCTTCCGCGACTTCCTGACGACGCACTCGGACGAGAAAGACGTCGAGCGCTTCCAGCATCTGGCCTCGCGGTTGGCGATCATGACGATCGCGCACCGCCTGGCTGGGCGGCCGAATTACCTGCCGGCCGCATCGAAGAACGTCACCGTGCGGAAGTGGTGGCACGAGTACCGCCAGCTACAGCGGGAGTTCTTCCCTGACGAGTTCTACGCGCGCGCCTTCGACACGCAGGCGACCGCAGAAGCGAAGTGGGTGCCCGACGTGCTAGGCGCTGACCTCATGCGGTATCTCGAAGTGCGCGGCGCAGTGCTCCCGAACATCCGGAGCTTCCAACTCCCGGCTGCTCTCTGGCGCTGCCCGATCACCACGGCTGCCGGCAAGGCGCACGGGTTCCGCGAGATCGTCGCCACCCCGACTGTTTTCGTCAATCCCCAGCCCGCCGAGATGTATGGCGAATCCGGCGCTCCGTTCGACCGCGTGACGTTCGACACGAAGCGCTTCCGGACGGTCATCGTCTCGACTCAAGAGTTCATCGAGGAGTCGATCATTCCGATGATCGAGTTCAACATCGGTGAGGCGATGGACGGGATTCGGCGCGCCGCAGAAGACACGTTCTTCAACGGCGACACGACCTCGGCTGGTATCGATAACGATATTAGCTACTCGACCTCCTCGCCGATCGGTGTCGTTGACAACCGTATCCAGTGGGACGGTGTTCGCGCGAACGCAGCGGCGTCGGGCGTCACGCTTGTTGCCGGTGGTGGCAACGTTGACTTCGCAGACCTCGTGCTTGCGAAGCAGCGCTGCGGCCGGTATGCGCTCGAGCCGTCTGATTGGCTCTGGTGCTGTTCGCCGGCTTCCTATCTCGACATGCTGGACGAGCAGAACTTCGCGACCGTCGACAAGATCGGCGAGCGCGCAACGGTCGTGACCGGGCAGGTGGGAGCGATCCTTGGATCGCCGGTGGTGATCTCCGAGTACGTGCGGTCGGACGTGTCTTCGACCGGGTATCGCACGACCTCGACCAACAACACGACGATGGTGATTGGCTTCCATCGGCCGAGCTACTGGCTTGGAAACTGGCGCGGGATCACGACTGAGACCGACCGCCAGGCGATTGTAAATCAGGACTACGTCTATGCGTGGTACTCGGCCGACTTGAAGAAGATGCGGCCGGCTGCGCAGAAGACCGAGATCGTGATCATCAACGTCGCGACCTAACTAGGTAGCGGAGGACTGAGGGGCACGTGATGGCATGGCCGTTGAGCAAGTCGACGCGGGTCTTTCCGGTTGCCCGCCCGCTGGTACGGGTCCCGAGTGGACCAGTGCTTTCGCTCATGGCGGCGGCCATGCTCACGTGCCCCTCGTCCATCGACTGAAAGAAAGGACTCAGCGATGCCGCGGTTGACCGTGAAGAAGAGGGTGCAGACCGTTCAGCTTGAGCCCGGCGAGGTGTACATCGTCGGCGAGCATAAGGCCGAGCGGTTGCTTAAGCGCTTCAAGCGCTTCCTGGTTGCGTCGCAGCCGGGCGACGAGGACTACGTGCCCGATTGGGACCCACGACTTCCGAACGAGGAGCGCGCGGCGCTGAAGGAGAAGGCGTGGCCGCTCTCGCCGGAAGAGCGCCGCAAGTTCAAGAAGCCAGAGGCCGGTAAGGGACCGACCGTCGAGAACCGTTCCGGGAAGCCGGACCACCACCGGTAAACCATGGGCTCGATCGTCACGCGCGATGAACTCAAGACCAAACTCGGGATCGTTGCGGGTGATAACTCGCTCGATGCGCAGCTCGATCTTGCCATCCTGCAAACCGAGGGCGAGTTCGAATCTGGCATCGGCCAGAAGCTCATCGCCACGGATTACACCGAATATCGGGAGGGGAATGGGAAGACCTATCTTCAACTGCGGTTCTATCCGTTCGTTGACTTGGCATCCGTTGTGATCGAGAACGAATCGGCAATCGACGTTGGAAACCTAGACGTGATCCGCGTATCAGACGGGACGGACGGCTTGCCGTGGCTCACGTTCGTTGATGGGCGGCGTTTCTCGTGCCCACGATGGAGGAGGGTGCCGAACATCACGATCGTGTACGGCGCGGGCTACGAGAATCAAGCGGACGTTAAGGCCGCACTCCCCGACGTCTGGAGTGGAGTCCTTGAGCACGCCTACATTCTGCATCTTGGGAACGACACGCGGAAGAAGGCCAAGGCGTCGGAGTCGTTCATGGGGCAGTCGTACTCACAATTCCTAGAGCCGATCGACAAGAGCCACGATCGGGACTGGAAGCGACTGATCGAGAAGTATCGCCGTCGGCCGATTACGCGGATGGCCGCGCGGGCGCTCACGACAACCGCAAAATATGGGGTTTGGTAGATGTCGGTAACGATCCGCCATAAGCCCGACTTCGCGAAGCGCGTGGAACTGCTCCGCCGACTGAAACTCGATGCTGTGCGCGAGTCGGTGAACGACATTGAGCGCGAGATTCTCACGCGCTATGCGTCTGGCACCGGGCCGGCAACGCTCGGGGTGCGATCGGGGCGGTTGCGCTCGGCGCCCAAGCGGGAGATCCGGGCGATTGGCGCGCAGCTCTCGGGGCGCGTGTTCATCGAGGGCAAGAGCCGGACGAATCCAGTCTATGCGGGCGTGCATGAGTTCGGCGCTACGATTCGCCCCACGCGCGGGCGCTTTCTCGCGATCCCGCTTGCTGCTGCGCGGAGTGGTGCGGCGGGAGGCGTTAGCGTGGGGCCGCGCGACTATGCAGGTGGATTCTTCTTCCGCTCGCGAAACGGCAAGCTGCTTTTCGGCATGCGGAGTGGTGGGCGCGTAGGGCGCCTGATCCCGCTCTTTGTGATGAAGGAGTCGGTGCGGATCCCAGCGCGCCCAGTGTGGGCCGTTACGGCGGCGAACCAGCGGCCGCGCGTAATGGAGCGCTTCCGCGCCTTGGCGCGCGCCGTGGCGCAGGGGGCAGCGTAGATGGCAAGCAGTCGACGCCGTACGCACTTCATTATGCGGCATTTCGAGGGCCAGCAGGAGATCTACCGCTGGCGTACGTGGCCACCGTTCGACGGCTTCGTAGTCAACATCCAGTACGACGATCAAGTGGCCATTACAGAGATCGCGAAGATGGTGGCTTCAGGGAAGAAGTACTTCCGCTATTACAGCATGATTGACTACCAATTCTCGGGGACCACCTTTGGCGGCGTGAGTGGAGCACCATTCGCGACGTTCTTCAACTGGATCCGCGACAACGTGCAGTTCAACGGATCGGCCAGCAATAAGCGCATGCGTGTCAGTAACACTGTGGGCTTGTTCTCCGCCTATAACTTCGCCGGAGAGCGTCGCGAGTTGATCCCCTGGAAGGACGTCACCGGATCGCTCATGCAGTCGCTCGCGCAAAAGATGGTGGACTTGGCCTTCGCCCCTGGCGGAGTGGCAATCGAGTGCTCCGGGCTTTTTCTCGATCAATCTTGGCTTTCCGGCGCTGAATGGATGCACACCGGCACGCTAGAAAGCGGGCACGGCGACTTGAAAGAGGGAACGCCGCATCTGACGCCGCTCGCGGGTTCCGCCGCCGCTTCGCTTGCAATCGCCGCGACGAACTTCGGCACACCGACGAGCACCTGGGGCGATCATACGACCGCGTATCTGGCGTTCATGGATTATCTCAAGGCCCGCCTTGAGATCGCCAATCCGGCCGCATATTTGATCCCCAACGGCGAGCACAACGCCGTGAACGGCCAGACGCTGCCGAAGCCATGGTTCCTCGAAAACGCGCACAACAATCCGAACGATGATCCGACGCCGGGAGGCGGCGGGCCACGATGGGTCGCAGCGCAGGCGCACTGGCTCACCGACAAGAAGAACATCCTGAATATTGAGGGCTTCGAGACGCTCTCGACCGGCATCACCGGGTTTCCGGATGCATTGGCGCTTTGGAAGGCTAACGGAGGATGGATCTCGTTCATCGACAATGGGACTGCTGGCGGGCGCTTGTGCCGGGAGCAAGGCTACATGGACGCGGCAATGATCCAAGGCGGGATCTACTAGCATGGCGAAGTGGGCCAAGCAAAGCGGGGTGACGTTTTACACGCCGCTGATTGCGCAATACCTGCACGAGCGCACGCGCAAGTGGTACTGCCGATTCGAACGCGCGAACGCCGCGGCGCCGCTCTCGGTCAAAGTGTACGCAACGCCTGCGGGAGCGGGTGCGGGTGACACCACCAACTCGGGCGCAGGGTCGGTGGCTGTCACCGGGAGCCGACTCAAGCTCGCGCTCACGGCGGGGCCGCAAGCGCCGTCTCTCGCGGGAGCGAATCTCTACGTCCAACTCGAAGGCGATACGGCGCTCGCAATCGGCACGGCGATCTGGATGGTGGATTTGGGCAAGATGGTCGAGCGGGCGCAGCTCTGGATGCTTCGCGCCTTCTCGAAGATATCGACAGCCAACGGCTACTTCACGAACTTCGCGCGGATTGAGCGCGGGCTCATGACGTTCGATCAGGCGAGGCAAGCGCGATTGCTTCCCTATCTCGGCGTCGCCAATACGCGAATCGATGCCAAGGTCGGGATCGTCGGGGGGGCGCCGCAGGGCAGCATGACCACGACCATTTTCATGACGTGCGCCGCCTACGATAACAACGTGATGGGGCCGGATGACACGTTCGACTCGGACTCGACGTTCATGTACCACGACTTGCGCCGAGCGCTAAACACGGCGCTCTCGGCCGATGGCGCCTACGGCGGATTGCAGGACGACGGGCAAGCCGTGGTCGCGTGTGATTTCAATACCGGCGAGCCCGAACTCGGCATGGAGTGGGCGCGCGATAAGGGGCTTCTTTACTTCGAGGTCGGTCTCACGCTCCACGAGCTGGGGCCAACCGAGGTTTCTACGGGTTAGAGGAGCAAACTGCGTGGCAACCGGGAAAGTGACATGCAGTGGGTTCGCCTTCAGGACAGTATTCGAGGCTTTGGTTTGCCCGGGAGACGAGCCCGGGCACCCTCCCGGCGTTTACGGCCACATACGGGTTGCGCCTCTATCAAGAGGAGTTTCAGGTCCGGCCGACGAAGACGCCGATCCGCTACCAAGAGAATAAGGGCGGGACGCAGTTCGATCATACGGACTTCACGCCCGGCCCGCAGGCGGTTACGGCAACGCTCCGTTTCGCGCTCCGCTACTCGGGAGTGCATGCGGTCATGATGGCGAACGCGATCGGAACGCTCGGCACGACCGGCCCGTCTGGCACTCCAGCAGTGTATACGCACACGGCGGATGGCGGCGGATCGGGCAAATACAACTCGGTGTCGTACGTTCATCATCGTCCGATTAACGATGCCGGAACGCTCTGGATCGAGACGCAGCTTCTCGGCGCCAAGATCGGGCGGATGCGGCTCACGCAATCGGTCGGGCAGCCGTTCATTATGTGCGAGATGGACATCGTTGCCCAGGAAGCGAAGCAGCTTACTACTTACGGCAGCGCCTACCCACCGGACTCCGGCGGATACTCGCCGACCGAAGCGGTTATCCATACTTCGCACGTCATCGACTCGACCGGTACGCCACCGAACACCCCGCCGAGAAACTTCATCTTGACTGCACGCAGTGCCTCGGCGACGCCGGCCTATATACAGCTCGAGGAGTGGACGCTCGAACTCAACAACTTCCCCGAGCAATTGGGCGTGATCTCGAACCTGCAGCGCCAGTCGAATCCTGCCCGCGGGCAGGTGCGCGAAGTGACTGGATCGTTCGTCATGGAGCAAGACAACCAGATCGCCATCGTCGAAGCGGCGTACGGGCTCACGGCAGCGGACCCGAGCGATGACTTTAAGCTCATTTGGAGCTTCGAGAATCCCGCGGTTACGGAGCACGAGTTGCAGATCGACGTCTCGCAGGCGTACGTCACGCAAGCAGAGCGTGGCACGTCGGGCACCGGCCCGCAGCGCCGGCGCTACAACTTCGCCGCGCACGCACAGGGGGCGCAGGCTGCGTGGTCGACGGCCTTCCCGCTCCGGATGATTTTCCGGAACACGACCCAGGGTCCTTACGGATCGACGATGGGCGGTGGGATCGCCTACGCGAACCACGCATAACTAAAAACCGAGGAGGTTCACCAAATGTTTCGGACCAAGGAAGTAGACCTCGGAGGCGATCTCCGGGCGGTTATACGCCGCCCGGATTTCGCCGTCTGGGTGCTCTACGAGGACCTGCTGTTCGACCGCTACGAAGCGGACGAGGCGGAAGCAAAGCTCTCGAACGAGGAGAAGATCGTTCGAGCGCAGATGGAGCGCGAAGGGCAAGCGGTCGAGAAGGGTCCGCACGTGAAGAAGTTCACGGCGGAGAAGTCCCGGCGCATCTCCAAGTACGTGCAGGATGAATTGCTCGTCGACGCGCTCGTAGCACTCAAGGAAGGCGACGATCTGCACGTCTTCATTCGCGAGGATGGATCGCGGGTGCTCCCGCCCCCGATTGACTTCCGGGACATCGGCCCGCATCGCTGCATGGACATCGCGCATGAAGTGACCTTCTTCGTCTACGAGACACGGTCGCTCTCCTTTCGTGCGCGCCGGGAGGATACGCCCGGCAACAGCGAGGCGCCTGCTCTCGCTCTCACGAGCGACGGGGCGACGACTCACTGAGATTCTCGACATGGAGGCGGGGGAGGTCCTCGCCGAGCTTGAGCTTGAGCGGATCGCCCGGGAGGAAGTGTTGGGCGATCTCCACGAGCGGATGATCACGGCGCCAGAGGGTAGCTACTCGACGCGCGCGCTTGTGGTCGAGTTGCTTTTGAACGACATCATGGAGCGATAGTTGGCGGAATTGCTCGACATCGAAGTAAGGGTCAACTCGTCCGAGGGCGAGGCGTCCTTCGATCGGATGCGCGCGTCGATTGCGCGCATGGACGAGGCGCTACGTACCGGGCGAGCAGACCAGCTTATCGGTGCCACCGGGCGGGCCGCGGCGGGGCTCGGCCGGGAAGCTAGTGGCGCTGGCCGCGGGATCGAGCAGCTCGCGGGATCGCTCAACACGGCAGCCCGGCAGGCTTCCAACTTCGAGAAAGAGGCGGAGAAGTCCGCCAGGGCGGCGACCAAGCTTGAGCAGGAGATTGCGAAGGCGGGAACGGCCGCGCGCGGTGTCGGCCAGGCCGTGCCCGCGGTCTCGGCCCTCGGCGGCGCGATCACCGGGCTCGTTACGGCCGCCGCCGGGTTCGTCTCTATTCGCCAGCTATTCGCGTCGTTTGATCAGGCCGACCAAGCCTTCGAGATGGCGCGTGCCTTCGACATCTCTACGTCGAAGCTGATCCTGTGGAACCAGGCAGCGAAGCAGTTCGGGGCCGACGCGACCGACATTCAGCAGGCGATGCGTGGAGTCTCGCAGTCGGTTGGCGATGCGCTCCGCGATCCTGGCGGACAGGCTGCGCAGCGATTCCGCGAGCTCAAGATCGACGTCGAGGCGCTCCGCGGCGTGTCGATCGACGAGGTGCTGCTCCGCATCTCAGACGGACTCTCGCAAGTCTCCGACACTGCAACCCGCACCGACATTGCCGTCGATCTGCTCCACGTCCGTAACGCTAATCTGTTCTCGCTGCTGCGCGGCGGTCGGAAGGACATCGAGGCCACGATCGAGGAGCTCAAGAAGCTCGGCGTGGTCTCGGACGAGGACGCGGCGGCAGCGGATCGGTTCGGAGACTCGATCGGGCGCACCCAACTCGCGATCACGGCGATGGTGCTGCACGCGGCACCGGCCTTCGCTGCACTCGCAGAGGGCATCGAGGGGTTGACCGTTAAGACGGCCAATTTCCTCAAGCAATTGAACGAGGCGCGGAACGCGAACGCGCCCCGCCAGCAAGCAGAGACCGCGGCCGGGAAGAAGATCGAGACCCAGGTCGAGGTGATCGGCGAGGAGCAGGTCGAGAAGCTCAAGAGCCTGCTCGCGAGTCTCCCGCAATCGCTGGCCGTGAAGATCGAGGGGATGGAGGACGCGGAAGACCTGGTCGCCGTCCTCGAGCGCATCCAGAAGCGGGGGATTGGGGTCCGCGATCTCTTCGGCGACCTCGACACCGAGTTCCGGGAGAACCGCCAGGCAGACGCGCAGCGCCAGCGTCGGCAGCGGATCGAGGCGCTACCACCTGAGGCGCAGGTGGACGTGCGTCAGGAGACGCAGCGGCGGACCCAGAATTTCGCCCAGGGGCTGCCGCCGGACGAGCGTAGGCAGGCAGCGAGCGCGGCATCGCTTGGCCTCGACAACAAGGTCGACCAGTTCCGGGCCAAGGTCGAGGAGGACATCCTCGCCGAGGAGGAAAAGCAGCTCGGGATCGAGAAGGCAAAGAGCGCCAAGAGCCCGCTCGAAGCCGCGATCGCGGAACGGATCATCCAGCTCCAGGCCGAGGAGGAGCGGCTCCGCGTCGACCGCCTGGCCAGGCTCCGGCTGCATGGGCCGGAAACTCCGAACCTACCGATCCCGCCCTGGCCGGGCTCTCCGGGTCGGATTCCGGCTCAAGCGCCCAGCCCGTTCAGCGTCCCGGACCTTACGCGCAACTTGCCGCAGGATACGCACCTCACCCGCGACCGCCAGGGCGAGGTTACGAGCTTACAGACCGGCGAGATCCAGACCGATCGCGAGCGCGAAGAAGCGCGCCGCCGGTCAGCCTCTGCCCTAAAACCCCATGAAGTCGAGGAGCAGGCAGGGTCGCTCGTCAAGCTCCGAGACGTGATCTCGGATCTCGGGACGATCGCGAGCGCGACCAAGAACCGGATCGACGACTTGATCGTCGGGGTGGGGTCGCTCGTCACTTCTCTGCTCAAGCTGGTGCAGGACCTCTCGCGCGCGAAGGGCGGGGTCGGAGGGGAGGGCGCGGCCGGCCAAGTTCTGGATACCGCGAAGCTGGCGCGCTCGATCGGGCGGGAGGTGGGGGATTCGGTCCTTCCGCTCGTCGAGGCCGGGCAGAACGTGGCCGAGGCCGGTTTCCGCCGTGAGGACCAGCCGACCCCGGAAGAACTCCGGGGCACCGATCAGCCGATCGACCTCTCCCGGCAGTCGATCTTTCAGCTCGCCGATGCGGTCCAGCCTGGCACCGAGGAGGCTTCCCCGCT